AAACAACATGGAGAGCATCCGTGAAGTGGTAGATGGTGCGCGTGAGGGCATGGCATTCTTCCAGCAGCTAGCTAGATGCATGGGCGCACGGAATGACACTGTTAGCTATTTTACGCCCATAGGCTTCCCGGTAGACAATAGCTATTTTAAGAAGCTTAAAACAGAGCTAAAGATTTATCTTTACGACAAGAAAGCTGAATCAGAAGCCAAGCGCACAAAGATGGTTTTACGGAAGGATAACTTTAAGGCGGTAGACACCAAAAGCTGCGCCTCTGCTGTTGCTCCGAATATCATTCATAGCTTGGATGCAAGCCACCTATGCGAAACGGTGCTGGCATGTTTGACTGACCGCAATCAGGTTACTGACTTCATTTTGATACACGATAGTTTTGGCACACACGCTGCCAATACCGATACGCTATTCAAATTGGTGCGGCAGACATTCGTTAACCAGTACGCTGAAAGGTGCATTTACACAGATATAAAGCAGCAGCTCATAGACCATTACAAGCTTAATGATGAAGAAATCGCAGAGCTACCTGATGTACCAGCAAAAGGTGACCTCAAGCTTGAAGATGTAATTAGCAGTGATTATTGCTTTGCGTGACCGGGAACACTTATGTCCCCCTTACGCCCATACTGCTAAAACCAAAAAGGAATTAATAGAATGCACCCCAGAGAACGGGTGCTGGAGTTAGCAAAAAGGCTCCGACAAAGAGACAAACCAATACCAACTGACCTAGCCGCTCAAGCTGAGCTGCTGGGTCTTTTTGTTTCTGAGCTGGAAGAAAAAGCAACACCCGCACTTAGAACTAAAAAGCCAAAAGGTAACAAGGAGAAACAAAATGGCAAAAACACTATTTACCACCCATAAAGGTACAGCTGTTTACCCCTACGTAAACAAGCCTGACACATTCGGTCAAGGAGACCCAAAGTATAAGGTAGGCATCCGTGTGCCAGTGGAGCAAATGAAGGAACTGAAAGACCTTTGTATGCAAGTGGCAAAGAATGACTTTGGCGAAAAGAAGGCTAAGACAGCTCGTATGCCATTCAAACAAACAGATGATGATGCGGAAGCAAACATGATCATCATCAATGCTAAATCACAGTTCCAACCGAAAGTGTATGACAGCACTGGTACATACATCCCGGCAGACCGACTGCCACAGATCTGGGGTGGCAGCATCCTGAAGATGGGTGGCGTAATTAACACTTATGACCTGAGCGGGAACACAGGTGTGTCACTGCTTCTAACCAAGGTTCAAATCGTTGAGCTGGTTGAGGGCAATGGTGGTGATGATGGCGGTTTCGAAATCGAGGAAGGTGGCTGGACTGCAACAGAAGGAACATTGAGCGATGCCGCAGAAGAGCAAGCAGAAAGCTCCGAAGAAGAACCAGAAGAGAAAGGCTTTGCGGCCAACTTCTAGTTCTACACGGGCTAGAGCCATAGCAGCTGGCTATCGCTCCGGGCTCGAGGAATGCACCTCTAGGCAAATAAAGGAAAGCGGTCTAGAGGTGCTTTTCGAAATTGACAAGGTGGCATTTGAGTGGCCACCCCGTAGAACGACATATACACCAGACTTCAAGCTCCCCAAGCCGGGGGGCTTTTTTTATATCGAAACAAAAGGACGCTTCGAAGCTACAGCGCGTCACAAGCATTTACTCATTAAAGAGCAATGCCCCGATATCGACATACGCTTTGTATTCAGTAACGCGAGAGCAAAGATATACAAGGGTAGCCCTACTACCCATGCGATGTGGTGTGACAAGCACGGTTTCAAGTGGGCGCATAAGACCATTCCTGATGAATGGCTGGAGGAGAGCAAAGATGGAATACAATCACACGGAGATGCTCAAATACGGCATCGAGGAAGCTGAAGGCAGGTTTGTGGGGCATGAGCCCTGTGACCTGTGTAACAGCAGCGATGCTAGAGCAGTTTATGACAATGGCCACAAAGGTTTCGCTACGCACTGCTTCAGCTGTAACACGCACAAGAAGTACGATACCGACTACCAACCCCTTACGCAGGGAGCTGGCAAATCCAGTTTATCGGCAGAGGAAGAAACCTTCCAAAAAGATTTACTCACGGGCAGCTATGAAGCGCTCCCGGCCAGAGGACTAAGCCAAGAAACCTGTAAGAAGATGGGTTATGAGGTTGGTACTTACAACGGTGAGCCAGTGCAGATTGCGTCATACTATAATGCCAATGGCGTAAAGATTGCCCAGAAGATCCGCTTCAAGGATAAGCGGTTTAAAGTGGTAGGCAAGGGCGGTAAGCTGCCCCTTTTCGGTTCACACAAGTGGTCTAAGGGTAAGCTGATTTTAACAGAGGGCGAGGTAGATGCTTGCTCAGTCGCTCAAGTCATACAAAAGCTTGCCGTATGCTCACTACCTCAAGGCGCTCAAGGCGCTGTCCGGGCAATTAAAGATAACTGGGAATATATCACAGGGTTCGATGAAGTGGTTCTGTGCTTCGACATGGACGAGCATGGCCGCAAAGCTGCCCAGCAAGTGGCTGAGCTACTCCCGGTTGGTAAGGCTAAAATAGCCCACTTACCTTTGAAGGATGCAAATGAGTGTCTGGTAGAGGGGCGCGGTAGGGATATCGTTAGTGCCATCTTTGAGGCTAGAACATATAGGCCTGATGGTATTGTTGCGGCTACCGACATCCGTGATGCGTTAGCAGTGGCTGATGCCGCCTCAGCCGTTAGCTACCCTTACAAAAGACTGAATGAGATTACTCTGGGTCTGCGTAAAGAGGAGCTTGTTCTGCTATCAGCTGGTACGGGTGTCGGGAAATCCACACTTGCTAGAGAGGTGGCTTACAAGCTGCACATGGAAGGCCACCGGGTGGGGATGATTATGCTCGAAGAAAGCAACAAGAAAACCATCCTCTCAATGGTGGGCATCCATATGAATAAGAACATAGCTGTAGACCGGGAAGGTGTAGAGCTAGCGGATATTTATCAAGCATTCGATGAGATGTTTGATGGTGATAATCCAATGTATCTCTTTGACCACTTCGGAAGTAGTGAGGTGGAAACCATTATACAGCGGATCCACTACATGGCTAAGGCGCTCGATGTGGATTGGATCATACTCGACCACATCAGCATCATGGTCTCCGGGCTTCACGTAGGTGATGAGCGGAAGGCTTTAGATGTAGCCGCTACAGCGCTCAGAACAGCTATCAGCCAGCTCAAGATAGGTATGCTCATGGTGAGCCACCTGAGGCGGCCAGAAGGCGATAAGGGGCATGAAGAGGGCGCTAAGGTGCGCCTTAATCAGCTGCGGGGTACCCACGGTATCGCTCATGTAAGTGATATCGTTATTGGTTTACAAGTAGACCCTGATGACCCTGATGGTGACTATCGCTACCTGCATGTCCTGAAGAACCGTTTCACCGGGGAATGTGGTGTAGCCGGGAAGGTTAAATACATGCGAGACAGTTCCCGCCTATTGGACGCGGCTGATACGTTTTAAGGAATACAGGCCGCACGGGGCTTTGTATTAGGGCTGAGTAAGCCTCGCCTAAAAGCCGTGCATGAGAAGCTAGACGAGAAGGGGTGTCCTAAGGGATGCCCCTTTTCTTTTTGCTTCAAACAAGGAGAGAGCAAAATGCAGAAGAACGCAGCAGACATGACAGTCGAAGAATTCAAAGAGTGGGTAGAGAATAGCCACTCACGCTTGCACACATGGATCACAGGTACGCAAGGCCGCAGCAGCTACATTTGCAGCCAGAATGCTAAGTCGTACAGCAACCTGTACAAGCCGACACCATTTACAAATCAGACGCGCAGAGCGATGAACCGGGGGGCATCTAAATGGAAGCCCTAATACATCGCAATGACCGCGCAGAGGCAGGTCAGACCAGCGTAGAGCGGCCTGAACGCCTTGTATTCGATATTGAGACAGATGGCCTTGTAGCAACCAAGGTTCACTGCATTGTTATTAAGGAGATGGGTACTGGTTATATCCAGACCTATGCCGGGGACAGCCTCATCTGGGGCGTCCAGCGGCTAGCGGTAGCTGATGAGCTTATCGGCCACAATATCATTTCCTTCGACATTCCCAGCCTTCAGCGGTGCTTCCCTGAATTCGCACCGAAAGGCAAAATCACGGACACGCTTGTACTATCACGGCTAATCCGTGCCGACCTCAAGAATGAGGACTTTGAAGCTAACTGGTCAGACGTTCAGCTCCTCCCGAAACGTCTGTACGGTTCCCATAGCTTAGGGGCGTGGGGTATGCGGATAGGCCTTTTCAAAGGGGACTACGATGGGGGCTGGGAAACCCTTTCACAGGACATGCTGGACTATTGTGTACAGGACGTAGAGGTAAATCACGCTCTGCTGCTGCACCTTAATCCTGATGCCTACAGTCAAGAAGCAATCGACCTCGCACACCGTCTTGCAACCTTATGTGACCAGATTGGTAACTACGGCTGGACATTCAATATGTCTAAAGCAGTAGAGCTATATGCTGAGTTATCGGAGCGTAGGGGGACTATCGAGGCTAACTTACAGGACTTGTTTGAGCCTTGGGAAATCCGTGAGGAGTTTATCCCGAAGGTCAATAACAAGAAACTGGGTTACACAAAGGGTGAGCCATTTACCAAAGTGAAGGTAATACAGTTCAACCCTAATAGTCGCAGACACATTGAGCGCTGTCTCCGGGCTAAGTACGATTGGCAGCCTAAGCTGATGACAGCGCAAGGCCATGCACAAATCGATGAAAGTGTACTAGCCGGGTTACAATATCCAGAAGCACAAAAGCTAGCTGAATTCTTCATGGTGCAGAAACGCATCGGCCAGCTGGCTGAGGGCAAACAAGCGTGGATGAAGCTACAGAAGAATAGGAAGCTGACCCACCAGATTGTCGCTCAGGGTACGGTGACCGGGAGAGCAGCGCATCGCAATTGCAATCTGGGACAAGTGCCAGCCACCCGGCTGCCATATGGTTCACAATGCCGTGAATTGTTCACAACGCAGCCCGGCTACAAACTGCTAGGAGCAGACCTTTCCGGGCTAGAGCTGCGCTGCCTTGCTTTCTATTTGGATGATGCAAACTACACCCGTGAGCTGCTGGAAGGTGACATTCACACAGTGAACCAAGAGGCTGCCGGGCTACCTGACAGAGATAGCAGTAAGCGTTTTATTTACGCTTATTTGTACGGTGCGGGAGCTGGCAAGATCGGTGAGGTGGTTGGTGGCGGCCTCAAAGAGGGTAAGCAACTGCTAGCCAACTTTAATGAGCGTATGCCAGCACTAGGAAGGCTGCGTAGAGCCGCTGAGAAAGCCGCTGAGCGCGGTTACGTCAAAGGGCTAGACGGTAGGCACATTAAAATAAGAAGCCAACATAAAGCCCTTAATTCCCTATTGCAGGGAGCTGGTGCAACTATCAGCGCCCAATGGCTACTCAACATTCAACAAGCAATCACTGAAGCAGAACTCGATGCCAACATAATGGCTTGGGTACACGATGAAGTGCAAATCCAAATCAGAGAAAAGGACGCTGAGCATGTCGGTGATATCGCTAGAAGAGCAGCGCAAGCTGCGGGAGAAAAGTGGTTCCAAAGCAAAATCCCCATCGAAGCCGAATGGAAACTTGGACAAACGTGGGCAGACACACACTGATGATGCTGAAGCCCTGCATGAGACCCTACGTGTTTGGGTTGTATGTGTGGCAGCAGCTGAAGAACCCTTCACCATCAAAAGTAGATTTGCCCGTGCAGCTGCCCTGCATGTAGCCATGGCCGCCAGCATGGGTTTCATCTCAGTACAGCTTACCGCTGATAGTTTCGGTACGCGCTGGATGGTCACTGAGGATGGTTTGGAATTTATAGCGGAAGGAGCGCAATACTTCGATGAACAAACTACTGATTGATGCAGACATTTATGCATATAGAGCCTTAGCCACAACGGAAGAAGAGACCAACTGGGGCGATGATGTATGGACATTAAGTGCAGACCATAAACAAGCGCACACTGTGTTTGTAAATGAAATGCAAAAGATAACAGAAGAGCTTAACAGTAATGATTTGCTGTTGTGTTTCAGCGGAAGCGACAATTTCCGCAAACAGATAAACCCCACCTACAAAGGCAACAGAAAGAACACTCGCAAACCACTAGGCTACGCGACTTTCGTTAAGAACCTCAAAGCTGAATACAATTGGCAATGCCATGACAATCTAGAGGCTGATGATGTTCTGGGGATGCTAGCTACCCGCCCAGATAATGAAGGGAACTGCGTGGTAGTCAGTGAAGATAAAGACCTTATGACAATCCCCTGCAAGCTGTATAGGCCTCACGCTGATGAGCGCATGGATATCAGCGAACAAGATGCAGACCGTCACTTCTATATGCAGACGCTAACTGGTGACCCTACAGATGGCTATAAGGGCTGCCCGACAATCGGGGCTAAGAGAGCTGAGGCTATCTTAGGCAGCCGCCCTGCGTGGTCTCTAGTGGAAGCAGCCTTCATCAAGCAAGGCCTGACTAGGGACGATGCGCTGATGCAAGCCCGGATGGCACGGATACTCCGTTGGTGTGATTGGGATGAAAAGAAACGTGAACCAATACTCTGGGAGCCTAGCCGTGAAGCAGCATAAGCAAGACTTAATCACAGACCCAAGCCATTACCAAGGAGCTGGCGGCATGGAGAGCATAGAGGCCATCGAGGGGATGCTGGGTGACAATATAACAGCGTTCTACCGCGCCAATATCCTGAAGTATCTGTGGCGCTACGAGAAGAAAGGTGGCCTTCAGGATTTACGTAAATGCCAGCAATACATCTCGCTGCTGCTCGACAAGGAGACAGCAATGGAGCTGCGAGACCGTGGCATCGATATTTCTAAACTTATGAACCAAACAGGTGCGATTAAATGAATAATTACTTACCAAGCGATTACCAAAACTTCATCCACAAATCACGTTACGCCCGGTGGCTGCCCAATGAGCAGCGCAGAGAAGAGTGGCCGGAAACTGTAGGCCGTTACTTCGACTACATGGAGCAGCATGTAGATGGTGGTATGGATGACCGGGAGCAGCTAGAAGAGGCCGTGCTAAACTTGGAAATCATGCCAAGCATGAGAGCGCTCATGACTGCCGGGAAGGCCTTAGACCGCAACCACGTAGCAGCATACAACTGCTCTTACATCCCTCTAGACCACCCCCGTGCATTTGATGAGCTGCTATATATTCTTATGTGTGGTACCGGGGTTGGCTTCAGTGTAGAGCGCAACAGCGTAGACCTACTGCCCCCGGTGGCCAGTGATATGCAAACTGTTGACACTATCGTAAAGGTTGAAGATAGCAAGGAGGGATGGGCAACAGCCTTCAGGCAGCTACTTGAGCTATTGTGGGCTGGTAAAGTACCCGGCTATAATATGGACGCTGTACGCCCCTCAGGGAGCCGCCTAGAGACATTTGGCGGTAGAGCAAGTGGCGCTCAGCCTCTTATAGACCTGTTCGAATTCACCATAAACGTGTTTCAGAATGCAGCTGGCCGCCAGCTCTATCCAATTGAGTGCCATGACATCGCCTGTAAGATTGGCCAAGTGGTAGTCGTAGGCGGTGTTAGACGCAGCGCTC